CAGCTATCGCATAGACTCAATGATGACCAACACCGCGGCCAAAGACATCTTCCGGGATCTAGACACTGTAGAGATGAAAGTGCGCATGATGGCCAAGAAATCCGGACAGTTGCGGATCAAGTATATGCCAGCACAAAGCACAGTCAACGACATCCGTGCCTACATGAAAGAACTGCAGATACAGACTGGATTGCGAGCAGACTTCCTATGCGTGGATTATCTAGATCTCTTGATGCCTGTCAGCGCCAAAGTATCTCCCAATGATCTCTTTGTCAAAGACAAGTATGTCAGTGAAGAACTGCGCAACTTGGCCAAAGAACTCAATATCTTGTTCGTCACTGCTTCGCAGTTGAACCGTGCTGCGGTGGAAGAGATAGAATTCGATCACAGCCACATATCTGGCGGCATTTCTAAGATCAACACAGCAGATAATGTGTTTGGTATCTTTACCAGCCGAGCCATGCGTGAACGTGGGAGATATCAGCTCCAACTCATGAAAACACGGTCGAGCTCGGGTGTGGGGCAGAAAGTGGAACTGGAATTTGATCTCGAAAGTCTGCGCATACGAGATATGGCACAGGAAGATGGGAATTTTGGTAGCAATCAACGCACACCGTCGATTATCGACAGCATCAAAGCCAAGAGCACTATGAGAGATTCTGTAGTACCAAACGATGCACAATCTGACGTGGCCAAAGTCACAGCCGATGTACAGAGCACCAAGCTCAAACAATTACTAGGTAAAATCAAGCAGACTTAATAATCAATCTAATTTTTTGATTAAAAATACCAACATCAACTAAATCTTTGTTTTGACTGATCCATTGCTCGCAGGCAGCAGCTACATCATCCATATCAGAGTCATCGATCAACCATTTTGCACACGGGGAACTTAACGCATAGGTATTTTGTAAATCTTGCAAGACTATATCATATCTATGATTTCCATCAATAAAAAATAAGTCATACTGATTTTTTGTGATATCTGTGTTTTTCATAATAGTAGTGCTATCCAAAGTCATGACATGGCAAGGATTCAAAAAGTCATCAATCCATCTCGGACACTGGTGAGAAATATCAATACTCCATAATTCTCCATGATTCAAATCTCGCAGTGCACCTGCAAGGCATGCAGTGCTGAATCCTTGGTACCTACCAATCTCTAATACATGGTTTGGTTTTGTAGCAGAGACTATGGTATATAAAAACAAAGCAGTGATTCGATCAATAAAGCAATTTTGTTCACCTAATTTAGTGAAGATAAAATCTAATTCTGATGTAATAAATGTTGGATAACTCATTGCAAGTATTTACTCGTAGGTGTTTTGATGTTGTAATTTGGGTTTGATAAATATTTCAAAGGCAGACTCATGCAGAAAAAAACTCGTAGCATACTAGAAGAGCTAGATTCTATATACACCGAGCGCCACACGGATCGGGATCGTAGATATATCATCGAAAGCCGGGCCAGCAACGTCATCGCTTCGGCCATAAGACTCATCGAGCAGATAGAGCAGAATTTCCCGCCAGAACAAGCTGAAAATCTCACTCGTAAACTCTTGAATGCCATACGTGACAGAGATGCCACAAAATTCGTTCGCACAGTGAGGCGCAGTGATGATAGTTGAAGGTGGCAATGTATTCAAGGATGCCGCGGGCACACCGCGAACACAGCGCATCAATCTCGCGGACATCTCTCCCACGGTAAAGTGGTTGGAACGGGTTACAGGACTACCTTTGTCGGACAACATGCTGGGCAGCACAGGGCTCAAGCCCACTTCAGGAGACTTAGACCTCGCTGTGGACAGCAATAAAATAGCCAAAGACGATCTAGTGCGACAGCTGTCGGATTATGTGAGCCAGAACGGGCAAGACCCCCGGGACTGGGTTCGTAAATCCGGCACAGCCGTGCATTTCCTCACACCCATAGGCGGCCGTGCTGATTCAGGATTTGTGCAGACTGATTTCATGTTTCTGTCAAAGCCTGAGTTCAGCAAATTTATACTCAGGCAAGATCCCGATTCTTCCTACAAAGGTGCCACCCGCAACGTGCTGCTCAACAGCCTGGCCAAGAGCATGGGCTACAAGCTGAACCAGATCGCCGGCATAGCAGATCGTGCCACAAACGACATCATCACCGACGACCCCGATGACATAGCACGCATGCTTTTGAACCCCCGTGCCACACGGGAGGATCTCGGCTCGGTGGAGAAAATCTTGGCAGCCTTGAAAAACGATCCAAAACGGGATGCCAAGCTCGCAGACTTCCGTGATCACATGGCTCGCGAAGGTACGCCCATAGACGAAAATGTAGAAATATACACCGAGCACAATGAAGTTTCCATCATGGCCCGACTACGCGATCGCATCGTAAACCAGGGCATGCAGGCCCTGGTAGAACAGACCTTGATGGAAGATCGCAATCCACGCATACCTTACATCGAAGATCTAGTATTCCAAAAAGGTGCAGCTGGTGCCCGGGAAGCCTTGGCCATAATTGCCGACACTGCCCAAAACACCAGCAAATATGCCACGCAAAAATGGGATGGTTCGCCGGCCGTGATTTTTGGTCGCGACGACCAGGGCCAGTTCCGCCTCACCGACAAAGGCAGCATGGGACCCGAAGGTCCAGCACGCAGCGTGCAGGGCATCGCCGACGTCATGGCGCAACGAGATCGGCGGGCAGCCGAGCAAGGCAAGCGCACTGATCGCGTGGAAAAATTAGTGCCAATGTACCGTGAGCTTTGGCCCTATCTCGAACAGGCCACACCCAGGAATTTCCGTGGATACCTCAAGGGAGACATGCTGTATAGCTCCGCAGATCCGATACGACAGGAAGGCGACCTGTTGGTTTTCCAACCCAACAAAATAGATGGCATCCAGTATCGTATCCCCAAAGACAGCCAGTTGGGCCAGGCCATCTCAAAGAGTCGCATAGGCATGGCCATACACACCCGCATGGATGATCCGCAGGGCCAGGAGACTCCGGTAGGCGACCCCGCTGCCATACTCAAACCGGTACCGGGTCTCATGATCACTGGGGCCGTGGTCCCGAGTCTGCAAAACATCCGGCCCGACGCGGAAACCATCGCCCAGGTCCAGTCTCGATTGCAAGGGGCTCCGGCCCAGGGCCTGGCAGATCTCTTGAAGCCTGATCAGCTACGGCAGCGGCAGATCACCGATCTCCCGGCGTTGATGGAACGGTTCATCAACAGCCTCAAAGGCACTGATTACAGCCAGGCACAGCCCAAGGATTTTGGACAGTGGCTACAGACACAGGTGTCTCCACGCAAACTCAAAAACATCATAGAATATCTCCGCGAAGATCAGTCGCGATTGCTGGGCATGCAGACCGCGTTTGATATCTGGAATCTCCTACATCGACTCAAGCAGGATCTGCAGCAGCAGCTAGACCAGCAGGTACCGGGTCAAGAAGGTTGGGTCCTGGCCACCCCGGCTGGTCGGGCCAAGCTAGTGAGCAGGATGACCGGGGGATTCGGGGCTCGCAAAGCCCAACCAAATCAGCCCGCAACAACCCAGAATTAACCTAGAGGTATAAATAAGTGTAGGGCGAGAGCCCACTTATTAGGAGAATTAAAATGGCATATTTCCCACCTTTCAATGGTGATGCGCAACCAGTATTCGCGCTTGATATCAACAATGGTCCTCAGACCGGCAACATCGGCAGCACCGATGCTCTAGTGCAGATGCAGGGGCCCAAGCTGGACTTCTTCAAGGTGCTGGTCAACGGTGACCAAGGTGCCGGCAACGCAGCAGTAGACCTCCGCGACGAGCTGGGCGGCTACAGTGCTGGCGTATTTGATCCCGGTCTCGTTCAGCAGATCAACCAGGCCATCCAGCGCACTTCCACCATCGCTATGTATCAAGTTGAAGGCGATGCAACAGGTCAGATCTCTTATGCGATCTATCCCGCTGGCGCCTATGATGCAGCCAGCCTCCAAGTAGTAATCCGTGCTCTTGGCAACGTGCAGATCACCAGCAGCAACGGCACTGTCACTGGCGTGCAGATCAACAACAGCACAGTGACACAACCCGGCTTCAAACTGGCCTAATCCAGTCCTGCTTGACAACGACCCCGGTTTTTACCGGGGTTTTTCTTTGCCGTTAAATACCCCACCATGACACATCGCATACAGTGTCGCACAGGGTTTGATATCACAGCCACAGGCGTCCGCAGTCACTATCGAGAGAATCGCATACCTTTCCGGGACGATGCCGGTCATGACATCACGGATCTGGAGTCATGGACGCGTGCCCGGAACCAACAACGCAATTGGGAAACCATCAATCAGATCATCAGCCTGAGGTGCTTGCCTGAACGCATCACCATGCCCCAACGGCGTGACGATCACTGGACGTTTGATTTTGAGGTACCTAGCCTATCCAGCATCAGTGCAGGTGATGATGATCTAGGGCTGCTGCTGCAGGACGCTGATGGTATACCCATGATCACGGGACTTGACGAAGCCATGGCGCTTGATGCTGTATTGAAGCCCGGCCACAACATTTGGTTTGAGTTACAAAACGCTAAATAACTGTTGCCGGGAGACAAACAACAACATGGCCGAGACCACCGACATTGAAAAGAAAAGCCTTGAAGCACATGTAGAACTGTGTGCCGAACGCTATAAATTTCTAGAAAGCAAACTAGAAACCGTAGATGCCAAGATCACTGCCTTGGAAGGCATGTTAAGAGAATTGCATGATATGATGCACAACCTAGGCAAAGAACGCAATGATCAGATCATCAACTGGGGCATGGGTGCCATGGCCATATTGCTAGGCATCGTGGGGTATCTCCTGGCGGTGTACGTCGTGAAATGATGGATCGCACTGCCGCACTGGCAAAACTACAATCCTTGTTTGAAGGCGATCTTGAAATACTGGCAAGCAATGCCATATTCCGTGATCAAGATCGATATTCGGTGTTTGATTTGTATGATATTGAAGCACAGCAGGATCATGTCATCGTGACACGACAAGGCGAAACAGTGGCAGAATTCTGTGATCTCAAATCCGCCATGAGTTGGTGCATAGCAAAAAAATATCAACAGTCTGAACTCGCCGACACCATCGTGAGATTAGATCGCGAACACAACAGACTGCAGCAAGACATAGATTTTGATCGCCATTTGTTGAACCGTATCCAAGATCGTGATCGACGCTTCATAGTCAGTACCAAGATAGATCATCATCGCGGGCGTTTGGCCCAGATCAAAAATCGGTTGTCAAAATGCATTAGCCGAGCTAAATACTGTCAAATAAGAGGATTCAACGATGAAATTGCACGAACTAGGCGCCCAGCGCCCCACAGAACAAGCCGCCCAAGTGCTAGAAAGCCAAGCGGGTCGAAGCATTGATTTTTCAGTGATTGGCCCACGCCGTGCCCAAGGCATGCTGCAACGGGTGCGTGGTCTCCTGAAAGAACATCGCAGTCGTCCTGGCTTCCACAGCAGCGAACAGGATCCCGGATACCTCCAGCTAGTGATCATGGAGCAAGGCCTATCAGCCAGAGTAGCAGAACAGACCATCACACCCACTGGCACCACAGGTACCGCTACTACCACTGGCTCGGCCGGAGCAGCGCAGCGTGATCCCAAGGCCCAAATGGTCATGGACAAGGTCAAACGTGGACAGACGCTGACTCCCGATGAACAACAGACAGTAAACAAGATCGCGCTGACCCGAGAAGGCAAAAAGAATCGAGCCATGGTCAGCGAAAGTGAAGTGCAACAAGCACAGGTAGTGCTGGCCGCACAGGACATGATCGATCGCATCCAGGGCATGTTGGAAGACATTTCTGAAATGCAGTTCAAAGATCTCCCGGCCTTGGCCAACAGCATCAAGAACGACATGGGCACTGAGCAGGCCACGCAGTTCCAGAGCGCTGCGTCGGCAGCACTCACACAGTTGCTCACCGCAGTGCAGAGTGGCAAGACTGAACTGGAATCAGCACAAGGCGTGCTCACAGGTCAAGCGCCCACGGTGCCCGGAGCCGATGACATGGCTGGTGGACTGCCCGCAGCACCTGGGGCTGGCGCAGATCTTGGTGGAGCCGAAGGCGACGCTGACCTCAGCCTGGATGCTAATCTCGACATCGAAGGCGACGAAGACGAGGAAATGGGCGCTGCGCTGGGTCGCGAGCGTAGATAACATGTTGATACAAGAATTCGCCGGTGCAGCCGGGCAAGATTCACGCCTTGCTGCCTTGGCCAAATTCCTCAACAACAGAGCCCAAGACGAAAACGTGGCACGGAAAATCTCCGTGCCGGCTTTTTTAAAACTCGCACAAAATCTAGGCATACCCATGACCGCAGATCAATTGCGTGATATGGCATTGAAACCTCCCCTAGATGGTATCATCGCCAATGTAGAAAATGACGAGGTCACGTTCCGTGGTGGTGATGAAGAAGCTGAAGTGTCGGCTCAGATGAGCGTGGACCAGGCCCAAAAAACCGTAGACAGCATGGCCAAAAGGGCCACAGGCAATGCAATGAAAGGACTGGGATAATGGAAATCGTATTCTGGATCTTGGTGGGTGCATTCATAGGTTGGAATTTCCCCCAGCCCACATGGGCTCGTGTAGTACAATCAAAAATCATTGACTTCTTCTCGCGGAAGTCGTAAAATCGTTAATCAACATCGAGGAGGATAAGTCATGGCTTATTCTGAAAAGGTCATTGATCACTATGAGAACCCACGGAATGTAGGCGGGTTTGATAAAACTGATCCTGCTGTGGGCACAGGTATGGTAGGGGCGCCTGCGTGTGGAGACGTAATGAAGCTGCAAATCAAAGTCAACGATGATGGTATCATCGAAGACGCTCGATTCAAAACCTATGGCTGCGGCAGTGCCATAGCCAGTAGCTCTTTGGTCACTGAGTGGGTCAAAGGCAAAACTCTAGACGAAGCATCAACTATTCGCAACACACAAATTGCACAAGAATTATCATTGCCACCTGTGAAAATCCACTGCAGCATCTTGGCCGAAGATGCCATCAAAGCAGCCATAGAAGACTATAGAAAAAAACATGATCACAGTGACTGATCTCGCGGCAGATAAAATAAGGGCACAGATCCAGCGACGCGGTCAAGGTCTCGGTGTCAAAGTAGGAGTTCGTACCACGGGCTGTTCGGGCCTGGCCTACACGCTTGAATTTGTAGACCAAGAACAAGGTCAACAACACTGCGTCGAACATCATGACACCAACGGTGTGCGGATCTACATGGATCCCAGGCATAGACCTTATCTGCATGGAATGACATTGGACTATCAACGCAAAGGTCTCAACGAAGGGTTTGAGTTCATCAATCCCAACGAGCGGGATCGTTGTGGTTGCGGAGAAAGTTTTCGAATTTGATAGTCCAACGTTACCAGTACCCCACGTTGACTCGGGAAAGCGTGAGCGGCCAAAGACTCTATGCTACACCTGATGGTCAAAAACTTCCCAGTGTTACAACGATCTTGGATCGCACCAAACCCGAAGAAAGCCGTGTAGCTCTGGCCAATTGGCGAAAACGAGTAGGCACAGAGCGCGCACAACAGATCACCACTGAAGCTGCCAATCGCGGCACCCGCATGCACACGTTTCTTGAACACTATGTCAAAACCGGTGAGATGCGTGAAAAGCCCGCCAATCCCTTTGCCTGGCCCAGTCATGCCATGGCCCAAACAGTGATCTCACAAGGCCTGCAAAAAGTAGATGAATTCTGGGGCGTAGAAATACCCCTATATTTTCCTGGCATTTACGCAGGAACCACTGATGGCTGTGGCGTACATCAAGGCGAACCCTCGATCTTAGACTACAAACAGAGCAACAAACCCAAACGCGCAGAATGGATCGAAGATTACCGTCTGCAACTGGCGGCTTATGCTGAAGCACACAATGAAGTGCATGGTACCCGCATCCGGCGTGGAGTGATATTGATGTGCGTGAGGCCCGAAGTGGATGATCAGGGCCACATCGTCACAGACCCACAATACCAGGAATTCGTCATAGAAGGCGAGGAATTTGAGCGTGCAAGATCAGCGTGGTGGCACAGGGTAGAACAATACTATCAGAACTACGGCTAAATATAGCATCACAGGATAGATCACATGGCCATAGTACAGATTTCGCGTATCACCAATCGCAAAGGACTCACCGAAGACCTGCCACAGCTTGATGGTGCAGAATTCGGCTGGTGCGTAGACAGCCGTAGATTGTTCATAGGCAACGGCACCTTGGCCGAGGGCGCACCCATCATAGGCAACACAGAGATCCTCACAGAATTCAGTGACATCACTGTGCTGAGCGATTACACCTACGAAGATATTGCTGTGGGCTATGCAGCACAGACCGGACCCACCCCCAGTGATCCCGTGGTGCGCACTGTGCAGGCCAAACTGGACGATCAAGCCTGTGTGAGAGATTTTGGTGCCACCGGAGACGGTGTCACTGATGACACAGCAGCTATCAATCGGGCCTTGTTCCAGCTGTATTGTGTAGAGACCAACACCCAAGTTCGCCGCAGCCTGTTTTTTCCAGCAGGCACTTACCGGATCACCGGCACAATAATCATACCTACTTTTGCCAAACTCGTGGGCGAAGGACAGCAATGCACCATAATCAGTCTGCAGAGTCCGGCTGCCTATGTGGCTAGATTTGGTGATAGCCGCCAGCAGGTGGGCGCCAATCTAGGATTCAACGCCCTTTTGCCACAGGACATTGAAATATCCAGCATGACTTTTTCATCTACGGTGGCCACAGATATCTTCCAGATCGAAGCAGCTACACAATGTTGGTTCTCCAGCGTGGGATTCAACGGTCCTTACCTCGTTTCTGACATACAGGATCCGGGATTCCAGCCCAACGGTGCTGACAACTATGCCGCGGTGCGCATCGCCAGCACAGTCAGCGCAGTGACCTCACAGATCACATTTGATCGATGCACTTTTTCCAACATCACACGTGGCATCACAACCAACGTCAACAACGTAGATTACCCCACACGTGGCATCACTGTCAGCAACAGTGGATTTTACACCATGTATCAAGGCATAGTTTTAGGCACCGGTGCTACTGTGGTGGGTGGAGGTGCCACAGGTTTCCGCGCAGTACACAACATCTTTGACAGTATCTTTGCCGAGGGTTTGATTTACCAAGCAGTGAATCTCAATGCATCGGCCTACAATGCATTTTATGATGTTGGCAACAGTATTGGCACAGGAACTCCCACCAGCGCGGTGATCGCATTTGGCAATGACAACAACATCAGCGTGGGTGACATGTTTGAACGCACTGACACCCAGACTCTGCTGTATCCTCGAATATCATTTTCTGGCGGCACCACCACCACAGGCATGGGACTACAGCTGGGCAGATATTATCGGGACCGAGGACGTACCTTGTTGTTGGACAATGTTGGCAGCGTACAGACTTTGATATCTCTCAACGCCAATCAAGCCCCGGCACTGTCCATGAACTATACCATAATCAAGGGCAACAGCACCCGGCATGGCGTCATGATGATCACTTCCTCTCGCGCAGATGACAGCAGTTTAGATACTCGCTACACTGATGACTATACTGAATCTGGGGACGTTGGTGTGACTCTAGCTGCGACCCAGACTGATCAACCTGGTACTGACTCGGATATTATCCGAGTCACATATTTTTCCTCTGCGTCGGGCCCCCTCGCGACCATCACTTATTCTATCAACCAGTTGGGCTGATGTGGAAATATGATTTCAATGATCGTCTCTCGGAATGGAGAGACTTGAGAAGTCGTTGCCATCGGCTTGATCTTGGCCAATGCATGTCAGAGATCAATGATTGGTGGTGGCAAGTACCCACTGTGAATCACTATCTACACTGGGATGATCATGCCCATTGGCCCACGCCCTGGGAAATGTTGGCCGACAATATCTTCTGTGAGCTTGCTCGAGCAGTGGGTATGCTGTATACTGTTGCAATGCTCGAACGCACAGATATCACAGATGTCTACCTCACACAGACCAAACGATATAATTTAGTCCAGGTCAATGGGGGAAAATATATATTGAATTGGTGCCCTGGTGATATCTTAAATATCCAATCTGTCGATGAACTCCCCATGAGAAATATCAGCAGCACAGCGTTCCAGCATTTGTTAGGATAAACAATGACTCAAATACAAGTACAAAAACGCGATGGCAGCAGAGAGCCATTGGATCTAGAGAAGTTACATCGAGTAGTGTTCTGGGCCACGCAAGGAATAACTGGGGTCAGTGCCAGTGAAGTAGAGATCAAAAGCCACTTGCAGTTCTATAATGGTATACCCACCACAGATATACAGGAGACCCTGATAAAATCTGCTGCAGATCTCATCAGCGAAGAAACACCCAACTATCAATATGTTGCAGGACGTTTGATCTGTTATCACCTGCGCAAACAAGTCTATGGCAGTTTTGAACCCTGTTCAATTTTAGATCTGGTACGACGCAATGTAGAGGATGGGTTTTATGATGCAGCACTGCTGACAGATTTTAGTGAGGAAGATTGGACGAGAATCAACGGCTTCATACGACATGAACGAGACGAACTTCTGACCTATGCGGCCATGG